CGCCAAGTGTGCACCATCAGGTGTGCTAAGGTGTGGCCCAGCTACTCATCCAAACTTGTAGCAAAGAAGCACTGCAGGTCGGGCACATCCATTAAGTCATATATGTCCTGCAGGCGGTCTATAGCGCTCTCAATCCTCAAAGCTGCTGCTTCGGTTAGACCATACCGATCAAATAAGAAAGATAGGTACGACTGCCTGTTGTCGACAGCGACCCATACCCTACCTCCATCAGAATACTGGTTGTACTCCGTGTGTGGGCCATTCTTTCCTAGTGCAATTAATTTCCTAGCATACTTTTCGAATATAGGCAGACCTCTACTCCATGCTAGGAGACTGTGTCCCTTGGAAAAACACAGTTCTTGAGCTAACTCCCTCCTCTTCTGAGGTGTGAGACCTTCGGGGACCTTGGTAGACCAGGGCATAGTTTGGAACACTCTCTCAGGAATCCTGGACATCCTAACACTACCATCTTCGGTGAAAAAGAAGTAATTTGATAGGAAATCCATTTCATCCAGTGAACCAAATTTGATGAATTTGCATATTTGACCTAATCCTTTCTGTACATAAGCCTGTTTATCTGCAAATAGGTCAGCAACTACCTGTTCCAGTCTGACCCTCTGTGATCTACTGATACCAAACAAAACATCATCACCTTTAACAAGCAAGACGTAATCTTTGATATTAGCGACCTCAAAGGCAAACCTCCAGTAAGACATCATCAAAACCGTGTTACCAAACGTCGTCCATCCATCTCCTGATGCTCTTCCCTCAGCCTTGTAGCTGACGGAACCACGTGCTACTGAAACATCAAGCTCCAAGGAATCGTCCAAAACATGCCGAAGCAGTTCTAGACTTAACCCAGGGCCGATATTAGTGTTGTGGTGTTGTGCACACTCCATAATCAACTCATTCACCATCATGTGCATCTCACGAAACTGAGTCATATCAAAGCCACTACCGTCAGCTGCACCAAAAATGATGTCACTGACTTTGCAACTCTGTTCCTCAATCTCCTTACATATGCCAGGCCAATCTTTCATTCCACAATAGTTTTTGACGTTGTTGTGTGCTAAATGTTCAAGAGCATTTATAAAGGGGTTAGCTAAAATTTTCTTGGCTGCCGGTGGACCTGATATCTGTCGTTCCTTAACAGTGTTCAGTTCAGTGTCCTTCAACTCCTTCAAGACTGTAGTATACTGAAGTTCGATTTTCGGAAAAGACTCGTACGGGTAGTGTTTAACATCATCCCAATCGACCTTCTCCATCTCCCTTCGCATATTGTCCTGATATCGCTGAGGATACTTCGACAACCAATTGTCAATAGACACCTCTAGACCGTCCTTGTCCAGAGCCGCTAAAAACTCAGGTATTATGACGCGGCGGAAAAACCTTTTCCACTGTTTCAACACAACAGGATCAAAATGGACCTTATTCCCGGTGGCTCGAATTGCAGCCGCCATTATGGTCCTCTTGCACGAGTGCTTTACAGTGGGTTCGGTAAATCCGGGATAGCTAAGGATAGGAGATATCTGATATGCTCCGGGTTTATCACTCGCGTCGCATATCAAATGGCTAGTATCCTTATAATCCCAATCATAATCCTTGATTTTTCAATTAGCGGGGTATCTACCAGTGTTCGCAGCCATGTCTAACCGGACACAATCGGTGACGCAAGTACTAGTCAAAGTACGAGCATCGGCTGCAAGCACTCTGTTTCGTCTCAACCAAGCCATGAGTTTGAGAAACAGGACAATCATGATTACACATCCAGTATAGGTAAGACAAATCATGAGAAAATACCACGCACAGTCAACAAAATCAACCCGATCAGGAGTATCATCTGTAATGTCATCCTCAGTCGAGGAGAGCAAGCGTGGGCTTGGAGGAACTTTGGTATCCTTGCTAGTGAAAACGATTGCAGTGGCCAAGACAAGAACCACTAAAAACAACCCTAACAAGAATTTCCCTACAACCGACCAGTCTACCTTATTTCTGAAGTCGTGAACACCACCTTTCAGTGTGTCCACGGCTTGCTTGATGTAAGAGCTACCGTTCATGTAGGATTGGACTGTTGCAAACTGTTTCCCTCCAAAGTGTAGAGCTATAACCATAGCATGTGTTCTTTGTTCTGTAAGGGTCAGAGCTTGCATGTCTTTCTTGGACTCATTCCAACTTTTCCTGGCCACAGTTCTCTGTGCTCTCAAAACGTCTGATGATGACGTGCGACCAAAAACCTCATTTAGAGCTTCCACCACCATAGACACGGGTGCCTTATAAGTCCTCTCCAAAACCTTGAAGGGGGACCAAAAGCGTCTCTCGTGTATGGTTAAGACGAC